CATTGCTAATTGATATAATATTTCAATAGATACTGCTTCTTCCATTCTTTGTGAACGTGCTAATGGCCCTAAATATTCTACATCTATTTTAGATCCTCTAATAATATCTGGTTCTGGCATTAAAGCACCTGCACGATACATAATACCAAATACACGTTCAATTAATGGATTTAAAAATTCTGATTGAAATCTACCTAATGTTGGCCCAAGTAATCTTTGCATTAGTTCGTATCTAACTTGTACTTCAGTAGCTGTCATTTGTGGGCCTTCTTGTAATTGTAATTGATCTGAATAATATGCTTGTCTAATTGCAGTTCTTAATTGGTTTTCTTTCATATCAGTTATTTGCCAATTAGATCCAATTTGTAATGGTTTAACTGCACCATCATTTCTAATAACTGTAATACCCGCAGGTGTCATTCTAACTCTACCTACAACACCATCATCTTGAACAAGTAATGGTGGATCAATAGCTTTAGCCCATGCTTTTAATCCAATCTCAACAGCTTTGTTTAAAGTTTTAATATCTGGTAATGCATTGTAACTTGGTGATCTACCAAAAATTTCACCAGTTGCTTTTGACCATCTAGGTACTAAATATGGAAACTCATTGTATCCACCTGTTCTAACTACCATTTTATCTTCTTCACAAACGTGACAAGAATGAAAAGGTAATTTAGTAGATGTTTTTCCTGTTGCTCTTTTGTAATCATCTGTAGGTTCTACAGCATGAATAAAATTAAATTTTTGATCTGGTTTTTCTTTTGCCGCTTGTAAAATTTTTTCACCAACATTTTTTTCACCAAATTCTTGAACAGCTTGTCTAGCTGTTAATTTATATTTTCTGTAAAGTGTATCAACTTTACCATTTATATTTTCTTGTATGTAATATTCTGCAATGTGTAATGTATTAAAATGAATACCGTCTGTATCAAAACCTTTATTACCTTCTTCAACAAATAATGCGGCAGTACCGATTGAACAAATATCAAGATACATCTCATGTACTTCAGTATTAAAATTTGTTTCATTAAATGTGTCGTACATTCTTTTTGCAGTATCTTCTAACCATAACTGCACTTCACGATTTTCATTTAAAACTTCATCTCTTAATTTTACACTAAACCATGGTAATGATGGTGATGTAAGTGTACCTTGTAAACTTGCCGCTAATAAATTGTTAGCTGTAATAGCTGTACTATCAAATAAAACTTCTGTACGTTTTTCACCTTTTGTTCTTAACGTAACAACATCTGCTTTACGTGGCATAACATAGTCAAGAATTTCTTGCCAGTTTACTTCCCACGTTCCTCTATCAGATGCTAAAGCATCAACTCGTTTTTTAATATACTCGTATGTTGCCATAGTATTTATAATTTAGTGCCGCCTAACAAAGTTTTAGATGTTGTTGCTTCTTCCTCAACACCTGTTCCACTTGTCAAAATTGTTCCGTACATACCTTTACGTTTTGCGCCAAGTGCTTTTTGTTTTTCAGCTTCCATTGCCGCTTCTTTTTCAGCAGTTTTATCATAAACAGATTGATCTACTGGAGGTGGCATTTGTGGTTGTGATTTTGATCCCATAATTATTCCTTTATACCCATTTACATTCTTCTTTCAACATTCCGTAAATTGCCCCATCAACGTATGTTCCGTTAATATTAAAACATTTACGTACAATACCTTCTTTAACAAATCCTGTGCCACTTAACAATCTTTCATTTCGTTCATAACCGTTACGACACAAAGCTGTCATTCTATTACAGCCTAATTGTTTAAATCCGTATTGGAATACATATTTTATACGATTTTTTGTACAAACTCTAGGGCTTTCTAATGCTAAATGTACCCAAATGTTGTTTCCATCATAATCAGAAAATAAAAAACCACCTAAAACTTTGTCATCTTCAACAAAACCAATATAAGAAAATTGCTCACCAAGATCTGCTGATATGTAAGCATTTTTTTTAATATAGTCGCCAACACGTTTTTTCCACTTTTCGTTGGTAACTGTTTCAATCACTATGCTTTAATTTTTCTTTTTCTTCCACCGCCTAGAACAGTTTTAGCTACATTAGCTTCATCTTCTACACCAGAAGCAGAAGACATAATTGTAGTTCCACCATATCCAGCACCCATTAATTTTTGCCTATCAGCTTTTGCTGTATCAACTGCTTCAGTTACAGTTTTAGGCTGTTCAACTACTTGAACAGGTTGTACTGGTGATTTTGGTGATCCAAATACTGCTCTAGATATTGCTCTTACAAATCCACCCATTATTTACTCCTATATTATTGTTTACTTTATGCAAATACATTAAAATCGCTATCTGAATATAGTTGGGGTGGTTCATAATTTTTTATTCTTGCTTTTCTTAATGACATAACAGCATATCTCATTGCTGAAATTACGTCATCATTAGCAGGAACAATTTTACCATCCTTCCTATGATACATTCGCAATTCTTCTAACAGTTTACCTTGATTTTTAAATATTTTCAATCTCTTTGTCTGCATACGGGTTAGTATTTCCATAACTCCTGCCTCAACGCTATTACCTCCAGATCCTTCTTTTTGACCCAGACTAGGTGGATTACTAAAATGTTCTCTAGTCATGTTTACACCTTCTGTTCTGTACTGCGTTGTTAAATTTTTACCAGAACCTTTATCTGCTTGTCTGCCGTCCATAGGCCATATTACAGGTATCCAATTACCTCTAGCTTTAATTGCTGATGCATGGACAGGTACAGTTTCTTGTCGTAAAGAATAACTATCATAAATATAAACTATATCACTATCTCTATCCCATGTAATCCATACTGCGGCTGTAGGGTGATCCCACCCAAAATCTAAACCACATATTCTAGGCCAATGATCTGGTATCTCTATTGGATCACAAACTATATCTTCTTCTGCTATAGGAAAAACTAAACCAGAACCTAATTGTGGTATTCCTTTTTCACGCATTTTTCTTTCGTGTGGTGCTAACGCTTGTAATATTTGTTCTCTAACTTCTTTTGTCATATGCGGTGCATCATCCCATCCCGCAGTAAATAATGCTTGTCCATCTTTTAATTGGTTCATAAATTGTGCAACTGTTTCTGTCATTCCGCTTTCTGGTGTAAATGTCATATACACAATTCCGCCTTTATCGGCAGTACGTGTTAATGCTTGTGAATATATACTTGGTGGTGGTTCTTCATCTAACCATATTACATCAACACTTTCACCCATCCATTTTTCTTTACCCATTTCATATGCTTTAAATCCTAATCTAGAATTACCGCCAGAAATATGTTTGACTACTACGCTGTTTAATGCATTTGGTACACCTGCTTTTCTAACTGTATCTGCAATATATTTTAATGGTATTGAACCTGTACCTTTTGCTTCTGGATCATCTGGTTGGCCGACAAGTTCTTTTTGGCAGACATCCCTAGTCGTTTCATTTGAAACACCCCCAGCCCAAGCACGTATTGGTCTAGTAAATTTTCTGCCTTCCCACCACGTTGGGTATCTACCCGTCACATGGTACGCCATTTCCATAGCCCCGCAAAAAGACTTGCCGACACGGTTTCCAGCCATCAGCAATCGTTGTGATGATTTATCACCATGAAATTTTTTTTGATATTCATAAGGTGTATAATCAACCATTCTATTAGTCGCCTTACGGCGTTCTAATTCTTTAAGTATTTCTACTGCTCTTTGCAATTCTTCGTTCATCAATAATTCTATCTAGATCTTCACTATGTATTACAAGCCAACTGCCTTTTCTATTAGTTTCACATAACGCAACCACAGTCGTCTTATTTTCTTTTTTAGCCAACTCATTTGTATCCTCCCATAATTTAATTGCACTATGCTTTTTTCTTAACTTACATTCAACAAATAAATTAGGATGTATAACATCAGCCCTAGTTATTTTACTATTACCACCAGATAAAGCGTTTCTTGTTCCATTAAAATATTTAGCTATATTTCTTTCCCTTTGTTTCCATGCTTTATCCCCCATAAACTATAAATAACCGTTTTGCTACACATATGCAAGTATTAACTTGTGTTAATATCAATTTTTCCCAATCGCTATGCGGATTAATCCATTGTAATAGGATGCGGAAATGTTTTTGGGGGGTGGGGGTCTGTTTTTTGGCCTTCATGCGAACAAAAGAAGAACGAAGCCCCGTGTGTGTAGCGTAGTAGGTAGAATATTTAGAGGAGGAGGCCACGCTTTGACATAGAACAAGACCACAACACAAGCGCCAGACCTTGCTCGGCAGGGCGTGTGTGTGTGTGCGGATATCCATTATCTGACCCATATATGCGCAAGATTAGGGATAGAGCTTACCTGTAAGGTAAGTGTCGTGTCTGTCTGTGTATGTGTCTATATGATAAGATATGGAGGAATAAGGCCTAGTTTATAGAACCATTACCCCCGCCGTTGTTGGTAGGTGTTACGATACGCACCGCACCTAACAAGTGTTGGAGTTCTTGGCGCAGTTCCTCGTCTGTCTTTTTGCCTGTCACGTCCTCTACCTTGTGCGTAGTTTGGTATCCTGTACGATCCAGCAGAGAGTTGATAGCCCCGAGTTTTACGCTTGGACTAATCTTATCACCCTCAATCAATGATTTAAGTTTATCTACGGCCATTGGAACAGCACTAGACAACAGCTTACGTGTAGCGTCATCAATCTCGTTGGATAGCTTGTTTTTAAGTTCGTAGCCCTGTTGTTCAGCAGTCTTTTCTGAATACCCCGCCTTGATTGCGCTTTGTGTAGCGTTCCCTGTTTGGCTAAAGTACTCAATAAAGCGTTTTTGTTGATCTGTAAGCATTCTAGTCATGTTGTAACCATTCTAACCTAAAGCAGTTGACAAGTAAATAAGATTATATTATTAACTTTAGTTAACTAATGAAAGGAGGAAACCTATGGAGTGGTTTCTATTATTAACAATCTTATCTTTAATCGGTTTAAGATTATGGAGGGATATGTAAATGACTATGCCAAACGTAGATCATATAAAACAAGTCTTATCTGATGAGTTAAAAACTGATCAAACTATAAAAAAACTTGAAGCAGTTTTAGACTTTTTATGTAAGATGACGGATAGAGATATAACTATTTTTTATCCTGTCAAACAATCTGAAATAATCCCTTATCTTAAAAAAGAGATCAAAAAGACATTGGAGTTGATCAAATGATTAAGATGAGAATTAAAGGTAAATTGTACACGGGTAAATCCGTGTACGATTGTTTATGTCAAGCAGTACGTCAACCGATTAACATTCATGCTAAAATGGTGGACGTTAATAAACTTATCTCAAAAACCAATATAACTAAAAAGGAGGATAAAAATGGGATATACTAACTATTGGAAACAATCAACAGACTTTACTGACAATGAATGGAGTAAAGTTAAAATGGAGGCCGACTATGTTCGTAGTTGGTCTGAATTACCACAAATAAAAAAAGTCTGTGAGGTTGAAATTCACAAGGACGAAATAATTATTTATGGTCAATGTGAAAGTATGCATATCAATCGTTATGCTAAAACCAAACCCGACTACGAGGGGCAGGATATTACTTTTAATTTTTGTAAGACACGTGAGCAAGTTTATGATCTTGCCGTGTGGCATATGCTCGTTGCTTGTGCTTTTGTAAAACCCGATTTTACAATTTCACGTGACAATCATAACTTCACCGAAGTTGAAGAAGTTAAAGAGGTTGTTAATGGGTAGTAATATACTTATGACTTGCGGGGGCTTTGCCCTCGCAGTTCTAGGATGTATCGTTGCTTGGCATAATTGCAGGACAACGGGCTTTTTTATAACGTCAACAGGCGTGATTATGATGATCATGTCATTACCAAAAACGGAGGACTAAAATGAGTACATACGCAGATAGTTATGCAATCAATAAGATTGGATCAAAGTACAATCCAAAAAAAGACAAACGTGAAAAAGACAAAGTGTTATTTCACACGGCTAGTGATGAATGTATAAATGTAGATGACTTTCTAGATTTATTGAAATCAATAGACCGTAAGATAAATGGTGAGCAAGGTGTTAATATACACATACAGGTCACTATGACGGAGGTAAATCAATGACACAAAGGGATGATGGCCACGATTATAGAGATAGTAAGAATAAAGCAGAAAACTATGAACGTAGTAAAATCAAAACTTCTCTTACTAATCTTAATAAACAAATAAATAAATTAGATAAGCTAAAATCTAATGATGATGCATACATTGATCCTGTTACTGTTTCATCTATTGATAGTATAATAGATGATTTGACAGATGTATTTGTTGACCTTAAAATACAGACGGGGGTAGATGTATGATAATAAATTTATTTGGTAAAACTCTTTTCATAACTAAAAAATGGAAAGAGGATTTAAAGACTAAATCACTTTATTACAGAACTGAAATCGTTTGTTTTATTGTAGGTTTTGTGGTAGGTGCAATTCTTTTATAAATGTTAAGGGAGGAAACGAACAAACTCGTAATCCTCCCTCAACTTCTTGTATTTTTTTAATAGTTTTTTGTATTTAAGTTTCCATGATACACGCCTCCTTTTGTTAATTCTATTTCCCTTGTCCACGATACTTCTTCCATGATCTTCGTTTGTGTTTATTCATTTTTTGTTTGCTTGGGTTTCGTCCAATAGACGTTTTGTGAAATATTGGTTCGTGTGCGACGTGATCTTTAAATTTTCTTGCCATCTAATTGTTTTTTTAGCAATGCTCGTTCCTTTTGACAAGCATCTATTACTTCTTTTAATGCTTGGCATTCCTTGTTTAACAATTCTATCTGTTTCTTTTCGTAATCGTCTTGCAGTAATACTTTTATAACATTCACTAGATATCTTATATGACCCATACCTATTACTTTAGTTGTCATAAATAGTTTATGTTGATCTTGTGTAAAGTGATTTGACATCTTTCCATTAGACGCATCTATTTGTGAATAACCGCTACGCACCATCTCTTGATCGTATTTAGATATAAAATCTACATCCACGTTTATAAACGTATCAATGCTTTGCCAATCTTTGAATAATCTTTTAAGTTTATTATAATCTATATTCATATTGTTCTCGCATAGTGTGGCTTTTTTAAATGGGTCATCACCCCAAATCTGGACATTTTAAGTTCCTCCAAATCTTTAACGATAGATCGGAACACCACACTATGAATTGTGTACACAATCAAACCGCTAGGTTCTAAATGCATCAGCATCTACCACAACACTTAACATTAGTTAATACTTCTGTCAACAACTCTCTTTGACTTCCCCACTTTTTTGTAAATTCTTTTGGACTTGTATGATAAGCGTCTTTGCCGTGTCTGTGGTGTCTTGGGCATAATGGTATGACTTCTAAATGACTAGCTTTTTTACCCATTCCTGTCTTGTCTTTGATATGATGTAGTTCTGCAGGGCTATCAGGAAAACCCATCTTTTTACATATGATACAACCTAGATCAGCTACGTTCTGCATATGTTCTTTTTCGTGTTTTGTTTTACTTCCACTCGCCATAATCAAAATCTTTTACGTAAAATGTTTTTGTTCCTACCTTTTTTAATTCTAATATATTTTTATTAGCAACTATCATTTGATCGCCTATCTCGTCGTGTGAGAATGACATAACGAATATATGACAATCTTTATCTTTCTTTAATAGATAGCCCTCTGTAAAACAAATCTGTGGTTTATCTTTTTCTGCCTCTTTTATAGCTTTCCATTGACAATCTGATGCGTGATCTTCCCACCAACATTCGTATTTATCATAAGTATATAATTGTGGATCTTTTCTTTTTTTCTTATTCCTTGTTGCCATAATTTTTATACTCTTGCATTTTATTTATAGTTTTAGTTTTCCATGTATCAAAATTTATTTGTACTAAATACTTTTCCCAACTTAATTCTGCCTCTTTACCAACTGCATCTGCAAGTTTATCAATATGTTTTTCGTACCTTTCATCTGCTCTTGCTTCACGTTCTTGGGCATTGACGCTATCCATCTTGCCTGTATTAGAATTTATCATTTTTTCTTTCATAATTACAGACAAAAGTATTTTTCTTCCGTGTTCTAATTTTGTAAGGTTTTTCTTGGCTTCTGCATGATCTTTACCTAGTTTTCTTAACTCATGCATTTTCTTTTCTGTATGTTCTTCACTCATAAACTTAACTCCTTTATATTTTTAGATTTAGCTCTAGCGATATTACAATGTTGTATAAACTTCATAACATCTTTACCTGTAGCAACAGGAAACACTTTTTTACTATGAGGAAAATGGCCATACTTACGTTTAAACGTCCAACTTGCCCATCCCTCTTTAAATCCTTTTTGTTTTGCATAATAAACTAATTGTGCATAAAAGTTTTCTTTATCCTGTGGGTTAGGTTTCATTTTAGGTAGTTCAATTAATCTACCTTGTTGTATTAATACCATCTGTTCTTTCTTTGTAGGTATGAAAGCGCAGTTAGGACAAGCGGGGTCATCTTTTGTAGGTTTGTAAACCGTATCACATTGTACACACGTGAAAGGTTGTTTTTCTATTGGTTCGGGTTCTTTCTTTTTACGTTCTTTTTCTTTTGATGTTTTAAGTTCCCATTTAGGTACATCTTCGGGAAACCCATGTTCATATACACATCCACTATGATCTATGATCAATGTATCTTTTTTATTTTCTGCAGGTCTTAAACTTCTACCTACCATTTGTAGATACAATGAATATGATTTTGTAGGTCTAGCTATAATTACACAAGACACCTTTGGTTGATCCCAACCCTCTGTCAAGACCATACAATTAGATAATACTTTTATCTGTCCATTGTTTAACTTTTCTAATTGTTCTTCTCGTTCTATCTCTGGCATCTCACCGTCTATATGGCCACTAGGTATGCCGTTTTGTTTAAATATATTTGCAATGTACTTGCTGTGTTTTATAGATACTGCAAACACAACGGTTGGCCTATCTTCACCATACCTTATCCAATGCGAAACTAAATCACCAACTAACTTTGGTGTATTCATACGATTGTCTAGTGATCTTTTTTCATAATCACCTGCAACTATTCTTATATTTTGTAAGTCGGGTATTGTTGGTGCAACTATTCTATTAGGTACTAAATAACCTTTCTGTGTTAGTTCTTTTATATTACCACACTCAACAAGTTCTTGATACACACTACCCAAACCTTTTCCGTCTGCTCTACATGGTGTTGCAGTAAGGCCAATCACCCATGCGTCTGGATATTCTGCTATAAGTTTTTTAAATGATGCAGACGTAGATCTATGCGCTTCATCTATAATTATTATATGAGCATTTGGTTTTATAAAATCATCACGGCCAACACGTGAAGTAAAAGTTTGTATAGATGCTATTTGTATATCAGCATAAAGATTACCACTCTTATTAGCCATAATCACACCGTGTTTTATTTCAAAGTCAGCAAGTTTACGGCTACATTGCATCACCAATTCTCGTCTGTGAGCAACGAACAATCCAAAATTTCCCCTTTCTTTTGCCTGTTCTAACATTGATGATGCAATAACTGTTTTTCCGCTACCTGTAGGGGCAACAAGTAAAACTTTCTTTTTACCATTACTAAAATGTTTTCTTATATCTTGTATAGCTTGTTTTTGATAATCACGCAGTAGGTTCATATCGTTTCCATATATCGTTTAGTTGAAATAAAACTTCATTAGGGTTTTCGGGTGGTTTACAATTCTTTGCAAACTCTAATGCTTCTTGTTTTGCATAGTCAAATGTTTCACCACGTTTTCTAATGGCAATTAACATCTTAACAAGTTGTTCATGTCTATCACCCTCGCCACTACCATAACGTAACGTACCTGTATATTGGCCTTTGTATGTAGATGGTTCGTAGTTATATACTTTTGGTTTTGGCTTTACTAATTTTAGACCATCAACTATTTCTTTTAGTTTGTATGGTGTTTGTGTAGTACATTGTATAATCTTAATAGGATATGGTTGTTTCTTTTTATGAAAAAAACCAGCAACTCTCATCACACGTGGCAGATCTTTTACTTTAGGATCTGAATTAAATTTAACTGCCAACGCTTGTTGCCATAAAGTAAATTCTTCTAGCGGACAATCATCTACAATCCAATAACAATGATATTTATTAAGACTTGTATTAACAACTAAATTAGGAATGACATCAAAGTTTTTTGGTAATGGAGTACCATCAAGATCTATAAATAGTGATCTAACTTTTCTTATATGTTGTGTCGTTCTACCAAGTAAATCTGTTTCATTAACAGTAAAATATACACCTGCACCTTTTTTATTAAGATCTGCAAGTTCGTTAAAGTGTTCTTTAATGTTGCCATGTAATTGTCTAATTAATCTTTTGTTTACAAGTTTGTCATCAAATGTTTGGAAAGTATGAAACGGCCCAAAGTAATCTAGAAACATACTATAATGACTTTGATCTGTGTAACTCATTCGCACCTATGCCCTATAATTAGTTTGCCGTCGTCTGTGTAATATGCTGAATGTTCATATTTACCTTCTTCGTACCAATGAAATGTACCTAATGTTTCGTATATTTGATACGCTTTATCTGAACAATTAGATATGCTTGTGTAATTGTAATTAAAATATAATCTTTCTAAATCACAATTCGTACACGCAAGTAAAAATATAACTATCTTACTCATCTTCGCCTAGACTTTCGTCACTCCAACGCTTCTTTGCACCAAGTTTACCTGCAATAGATCTTTTTTTACGGTTCTTTGCCTGTTCTTTACGTTCTTCTTCTGCTTGGATACAATATAAATAAACTACATTGTCTTTGTCTTTCTTTTCTTCAAACAAATGTTTTATTTTAGGATATATTTTTTCTATTTTTTCTGTTCTACAATTTAACATACGTGATAACACTTCAAAATCTTTAGGTACTTTGAAACCACGCCAACAATGACAATATAATAATACATATGCGCCTTGTTCTTCTAATGATAACTTCATACGGTTTGGATCTGATATCCAATCATTCGCATAAAATTGAAAGGCAGGACTTTGTTCGTCAGTTGTTGATTTTCTCATTTTAGTTCTATTAAGTTTAGTTAATTATCATTTTTACCCGAGAAGTAAAGGCCTGTCAATATACTATCTTGTTTGTAGGTGTAGATGCAGTTGAAGGTGAAGATGAAGATGAAGGGGATACTTTTGCCATTAACAAAATGATGCGATTTTATGGCAATGCTATAGCTATGCTATGAAGGGAAGTGTGGCGGAAACCTAAACTAAAATGGAAAGAGGGAAAAACCGCCACACAAAGACGCTATATTTTTACGCTAATCATATGCGCTACGCCTAGCGTTGTGGCGTAATCTTTAAATCTGGTCTAATATATTCTATATCAAAATCACCAAGTTTTGCAATTTGAAAAGCACGGAATGGAGGTATTACTTTCCATTTAGATACTGCTGGATGTGAAATACCAAGCATTCTAGATAGATTTTTACCACCATATTTAGTAATAACTTCTTTTTTTCTTTTCTGTGCTAGTTCAATATTACTCATTGTTGTAATTTTGCAACATCATTGTGTCTTAATTCCAACAAATAATTGGCTCTATCTTCACACTTAATTGCTTCGTCAGTTAATTCACAGATACAATCTGCTTTGTTATAATGTTGTGGGATCACAGAAGATCTATCAAGATTGATAATTTCTTTATCTAATCTTTTTTGTTTTGCTTGTAATTCTTCTACCAATTCATCTAATACACTAGCCATAATTTGTTCTATATTTGTTTTATTAACCTTTGTCAATAAATACTTGACTATAGTTAATATATCATTTAACAGTAGTTAATCAATAGTAAATTAGTGAAAAAGGAAAATAACTATGACAAGCATAATAGCTACAAGTGGTAGTGATACACCTCGTTATCCAAGCGTGTCCGCAGGTGTACACAAAGCCAGATGTATTAAGGTGATAGATCTTGGTACACAAAAAAACGACTATCAAGGACAAATCAGTTGGAAAAGAACTGTACTAATTATCTGGGAAGTACCAGAAGAATTAGACGGTGAAGGTAAAGCTATGACTATCAGTAAGTTTTACAATCTATCTCTGCATGAGAAATCTACATTAAGCCATGATCTAACATCTTGGCGTGGTAGAGCATTCACAGAAACAGAGAAACAATCTTTTGATGTTTCTAAATTATGTGGTGTGCCATGTACATTAAACGTAATAGAAAAAAATGGTAAGGCCAGAATATCATCTGTAATGCCTTTAGCAAAAAATGATAAAGTTGCTGAACAAGTATATCCAAGTATGATGTTTAGTATTGATGACTTTCAGAATGGTAAGAAGGAAGTCTTTAATCAATTATCAGAAGGCATACGTAAAATGATATTAAACTCACGTGAACTACAGGACATGAACCAAGATCTAGGTGATGGTGCAAATGGTGCTGATACAAGCGTTGGTGAAGAAGCAATACCATTTTAATGGAATTCACAAACATATCTAATTTACCTAAAGTTATTGAACGGGCAGTAGCTAATGATCCATACGACAGTAGCGGGTCTGATATATCTACTACTCGTTTGATAGCGCCACCTAGAATTAGGATATTAGAAAAAAATAACTTTGATCTAATTAAGGAAGATGTATCAGATCGTATATTTTCTTTGTTAGGTCAATCAGTACATCACATCATTGAACGTGCTAAACAGAAAACTGATATAGCTGAACGTAGATTATTCTACAAAGATGATGCTATAACAAATGGATGGACACTATCTGGTGCATTTGATTTACTTACAAGGCAAGGTAATTTAATTGATTTCAAAGTTACATCTGCTTGGTCTGCGCTTGACGCTGTTACCAATGGTAAAGATGAATGGGAACAACAATTAAATGTTCTTGATTTCTTATGTCGTAAAAAACAAAAAGAACTAATACGATATAAAAAAGAAATTAAAGTTAAATCATTATCTATCATGGCTATCTTACGTGATTGGTCAAAGATGAGAGTTATGCAATCAGATAACTATCCACGTAAACAAGTTGTGATGATACCTATACGTAGATGGACAGAAGAAGAACAAGAAAACTATGTTCGTACTCGTATCAAACTTCATCAAGATGCTGAACAAACTAATCAACTCCCTTTATGTACAGCTAAAGAAAGATGGCGTAAAGAAGACACCTATGCTGTTATGAAAGACGGTAGAAAAACTGCATGGCGTGTCTTCAATACGAAAGAAGAAGCAATACAATTTCTTTTAAGTCAAAAGATGATTGAAGGTAAAGGATGCAGTATTGTATTCCGTAAAGGTGAAGATGTTAGATGCCAACACTATTGCAGAGTTAATGAATTCTGTAGTCATTTTATGAATGTAACTTTCTAATGTGTAAAAAAGATAAAATAGTCAGACCGTTTGTAATTACTAAAGATCCAATGATACAAGATCTATTGCGTAAGTTTTCTAAACGGTCTGATAAAGGTATATCAGATTATAAAGTTACTATGGTACAAGCTACAAAACCTATTACTCAATGGATTGAGGATGCCCAAGAAGAACTTTGGGATGGTATTGTTTATCTAGAAAAAATCAAATCACTCTTAACAAAAGTAAATAAAAAATAACATTTATATTAAATCATATTGTGGTAAAATGCATTATGATTGATAAATTTTTATATAATTTTTTTAGTAAGATTGATGCATTCTTTTCATTTATTGAAACGTATGCTGTCAAACTAACCTCTTGGTTATGGCAAACAAGGGTTAAACTGTTAAGAAGAAAGAGAAAGAGATGAACTTTAAATGGGATTTAAAAAAACAAATTGATGAAAAAAGAAAAGAAACATCAGCGAAAGCACAACTTCGTAAAAGAAGTGTGGATAGTATCGCAAGGCCTAAAGCTACTAAAAACATTACATCTAAAGATCCAAGACTACAAGGGATATAGCTATGAAAATATCCGACAATACTTCCGTTGCTTTACCAATAAGAAATTTAGTTGCGATTGTCGGGGCAGTAGCCGTAGGTGTTTGGGCTTATTTTGGCATTATTGAAAGAATAAATTTATTAGAAACAGCAGATAAATTACAACAACAAGATCTATTAGAAGCATCAGCACAAAAACCTATTGACCAAGAACAGTTTATGTTGATTGAATATATGTCTGGTCAATTAGAAAAACATCAAAAGTTATTAGATCAAAACATACACACAGGTGTAATGTTACAACAATTTGAAAAAGAAATAGATAAACTTAAAAAAGACGTAGAGAAACTTAAAGATCAAACTAGAGATATTAAATTTAGTAATGGCAATGGAGGGCATTAATGTACTCCATAGTTTTTGCTCTTTGTTTGTTCATAAACGGTGAACTTATTGAACATAGAATACAAGACACATTATCTACTTGTCTTAAAATGAAACGTGAAGCTGAAAGAAATATGGAAATGAATAACAAGCAGTTTATGTGCGGTCAAGTAGAGGCAGAATTAGATACAAACGTAGATGGTAGTAAATCTATTAAAAGAATAATAAAAGAAAAATGATGATAAACGCAGGAACACTACAGGAGGCTGACTATAATGACCAACATGATGAGGAACAGTCTATTAGATCGGATCTTGGTAAAGGTTTATCAGATGATTGGCTACCGTGCTTCAATAATAGGGAACTGGGC